GAGATCGTGCAAGCGGATCCAGGCATGACATCGCGAATTGATCCGGCGGTGGGCGACTATTGGGTAATTCAGCAGGACGGCTACATTTACATCAACCCCAAAGAAGTTTTCCTCAGAAAATACCGACCGCTATAAGCGGCAAAGGAGTAACAGAAAATGAGTGCAATTGGAACCTTCTTCGACAAGATCGGCAGCACCCTCAAGAAGCTGTTTGGCAGTACCACGTGGGAAAAGCAGGTCCAGGGCGTCATCACCTACGTTGCGCCCATCGTTGAGACGATTATCGGCCTCATGGACCCGGCCGTCGCTCCGCTCGTCTCAGGGATCATCGGCACGGTCGAAGCCGACCTCGCCACGGTTAGCACGGTCGTTTCTGGTGCTACGGTGCCGGCCGGCAGCACGTCGGCGGCTGCGGTGGCATCGGCGCTGAATAGCGTCAAGACGAACCTCGCAAGCCTGCTGGCGATGGCAGAGGTAAAGAACAGCTCCACATCCGCAGGCGTGACAGCAGCGGTTAACCTGATCGTCAACGAAATGGATGCCGCGCTTACCAACCTGCCGAGCACAACCACGGCAGGGACCGCTCCGGCTGCGGCCTAAAGGAGAGCTCATGTTACTGCTCATAATCGTCCTCGTGCTGCTGTTCGGCGGTGGCGGCGGATTCTACGGATACAGCCGCGGCGGCCCTTTTTGGGGAGGAGGCATCTTCGGCACGGTGCTCATCATCGTGCTCGTTCTGTACCTGCTCGGAGCTTTGAGGTAAAGGAGAATCAATGGCTATTAGCCCGTTTGCATTACTTATCGCAGTAGCCGGATTGCTGATTTACGCCTTCGCAACGAACACCAAAATTTCCGAGATTGGTCGAATCATGTTCGGGTGCGGGCTGTTCGTGTTTGTGTGGCTGCTCGGAGCCCAAGTCTTCAGACTCTAAAGGAGGGCAGAAATGCCATCTAAAACGATCAGTTTCAACGATATGACCGTCATTGCCTCAGAGGGCATGTTCGGCGGCTCGACCACGTTCCAAGTGAAGATCGGCAGCGAGGGAAAATCATTCACACAGAGCGAATTCGCAGAATGTGTCTATCCGGTATTCAAGGCCATGTTTTCGGCGCCGCCATCGCCGCCATCTTCCTAGCCGGCTGCGCGCAGTTGCAGATAAAGGGCTCGTGGCGACGCCTTAACGTCTACTACGGGACCAGCAATCCCTGCCGGCTCAGTTCGTCGTGGCAAGGATGGTGCCGCGCGACGCTGCCGGTACAATCGGTAAATGCGAAAAGGTAAAAGGAGCCTTGCGTGTTGCTAGATTCCGTACTTTTGGCGGGTGCGTGCTCGGTGGGCATTCTCGTCGGCTACTTGATCTGGCACGCACAGTACTGCGCGAGGTGCCGAGGGCTGATGAAGATCGAGGACGTGCATCGCACGTTGGCCAGAAAGAAGAATCTCCCCAATGGATGACAGCCGCGCAAGGGCCGCAGCGCAGCGGCTTGCCCGACGGGCCATGCAGACCTATCGGACCATGCAGAATACGTATCGCTATAACGATGTTCTGCACGTCAGCCAAAGCGACCTCGAGGCCGCTATATTCGAGGATGTGAAGCGCGATCTATTCATGGAGAGGCTCGAGACCCTAAGGGCCCTCGGTGAGCACATCGACCGGGAAAAACTGGCCATCGTGGCCCAGATCGTACAGCTTGGAGCGCAAGAATAATGGTCCTCGCCGACATAATCGCGAGCTGGAACGTATGCTTGCTGGCGCTGTGTAATTGGCGCGAGAGCCGCGGGTGCTCGCTCGAGGCGCGCACGGGGCAAGCGTGCTCAATCAGAAACAGAGTCCGGCGCCCGCGATGGTGGGGGAAAGACTTTCTCGGTGTAATCACATGCCCGATGCAGTACTCGAGTTTCAATGTGGGGGATCCTAACGCGACGAAGTTCCCACCATCGGTAGACCAGGCCTGGCCTGAATGCCTTACGATTGCCGATGCTGTGTACCACGACACGATCGCTGACACCGTTCAGGGGGCCACTCATTATTACGATTCGTCGCTCGACGCCCGCCCGCCGAAGTGGGCGCTCGACGGGACCTCGGTGCACGTGGTCAACATCGACCGCCTGCGCTTCTGGAGGGCGTTCTGATCACCCCGGATAAGCTCAAAGAGGCGTTGCTGACCTTCGTCGACCTGGAGGGATTCAGCCCGGACAACGCCCGCATCGCGCGGTCCGCGGTCATGCGCATCTGCCCGGCTATCTACCGGCTTATCAAAAGCGAATTCAGGGACGCGCAGATCGAGTCCGCCAAGCGCGAAGGCCGGGAGCTGCGGAGCTAGTGAGGAATTCCGCGTACTATTCCGCGCGGGAAAGAAGGGAGGGAAGCGACCAGGAAACTTGACGCGAGGGGCGCTCAACGAGAGGGGAAGCGCCCTTCTTACTGCTATGGTAGTAGACAATCCAGCCGCGCTGCGCTTCGTACTGATTCTGCTGATTGAATACCGGAAGGAAAAATCCTGCCTGAACGACGATGATCTGAGGCTTCTAAGCTACCTGACCCGCTTGCCCTTCACCTGCTCGAAAATGTCAAATCGCAGCATTGGCCACTCCTTACGCTGTAGTAGACGCCTTCCTGGCAGGTCCGCAATGGCTCTTCACTTCCTTGTTTCCAGCTTTCGCTTCACACCTCTCATCACACCATCTTCAGCCAGCGTTGGCATGAGAAATCAGGAAGCGGAGATCGTCGCGCCGCAGATAGAGCACTGGAGTATCTTCTTTTTCATCACCAGCAGCCAACCCAATAGGCCGCTTACGAAAAAACAAATTCCCACAATGACAGTCACTCCGTACCACCACAAGTTCTCGGATATACCGAGAGGCGCATCTTTCTGTGGAGCTTGGGGATAAGCTTGGGGATGCCCCCTGAGGCTGGAATACTGAGAAAGGGTTTCGGGGTCGATTGCGGCGATCGTTCCCTGGCTCAGTTGGTCCATGCACTTTACGATGGCGTCTCGACCTATGTAGTCATGGTCTAAAAGCGATGACCAGCATTCGCAGTACTGGGCCGCTTGCTGGTCGGATAGATTTGGAGGAGCAAGAGAATTTATGCACCAACGTCTGGTGCCCCCATCGACGTTTTCTTGAACTGGAACATTGCCGCTCGCCGAAGGAGAACTTCCATGGATCAGAGCGACGATTATCAGGACGGCGCATATCAGAATACCGATTATCGACGGCACGAGCAGGATGTAACCAATCGCCACCGCGGGCCCGCTCATCCGGAAGACATTTTTGCTTTCCAGCCCGCCACGCTCGCAGACCTTGCAGAGCAGCTCCTGAGCGGGCGGTGCAGTCATTAGTTCCTCAAAATTCTTCGGTCTAAAGTTGTCGAGCATTCTCTTTTTTCCACGGAAAGATTCTGAAAATAACGCTTGACTAACGCATATGCGACGCTTATCCTCTGGAACATGGCAGCAGCCCAACAGGAACGGAGTTCGGTGAAGGAACGGGAAGCACGCATTCCTCCGATACGTGTTACTGAAGCGGAAAAGCGTAAATTCGAAAAGCTCGCAGAGTCCCGCTATACCACTCTAAGCGAACTAATCCGCCAGTTACTACATCGCGAGGCCGATACATCTAACGGAAAGGCAGCCTAATTTATGTCTGCCTCAAATACAAGCCATTTTGCGCCCAAGGTATGCAACATAATATTCATTAAGTCTTTCTGTATCAATAACATACAGACTGCGCGCAGTTGTCGCGAATCCTCACTTACTCGCAAGTTTTCTTCGGACTATCCGGCGCGTCTGGCTTTTCTGAAGCCCTGCTCGGATCGCCACAATTCGTGTTTCCTTTTCGTCTCTACGGCTCTCTCATTAGGTAGCTCCGGTTCAACGATCGTCCCCACGGATGAAGCCGCGAGCGCAACCAACTCTTCGCCACGCACGATAAGCCATTCGGCGAACAGCGCGAGCGCCCACGCTTCGATCCACTCTGCCATCACGTCTTTCATTTCCTTGCGGCTGTTTGCGGATTTATTCAGTTGCGCCAATAGGAATGAGTTCAGAGAAGATTTCGAGCACTCCAATAAATATTCAAGGGGAATTTGCGCTGGCGTTTCATTGCGGAATTTCATGGGCCTGGGAGGCCTTTCCGCGGGGACGGACGCGCACAGTTTAACGATTAATTTCTGACTTGCAATAAGCAGTAATTGCTCGATTTATACACAACCGGTTACCAGGTTAGGAGAGGTATGACTACTTACACGGGTCCGCAGTTGATCTTGTGGAAAGGATGATCGCGGCATGAGCACACCGAATTTCAACGAGTCCGCAGTCTGCGGAAAGGATGGGGCGGGCGTTCTTCCCCAAGACCCCACGTCTGCCCCATCCAGTTTCGAAATCAAGTCTTGGGTTACCGGAAAGGTTTTATTTTCCGCTCACGTAGAAACGGTCAGGGAATGTGTCATCGAGGCAAGTAAGTCCGGGGCCAGCTTGTTCAGGGCCTACTTGTCCGGGGCCAACTTGTCCGGGGCCTACTTGTCCGGGGCCAACTTGTCCGGGGCCTACTTGTCCGGGGCCAACTTGTCCGGGGCCGACTTGTCCGGGGCCAACTTGTCCGGGGCCTACTTGTTCAGGGCCAGCTTGTCCAGGGCCAACTTGTCCGGGGCCTACTTGTTCAGGGCCAACTTGTTCAGGGCCAGCTTGTCCAGGGCCAACTTGTCCGGGGCCAACTTGTTCAGGGCCAACTTGTCCAGGGCCAACTTGTCCGGGGCCTACTTGTCCGGGGCCAACTTGTCCGGGGCCAAAGGAATAGACAAATTTCCCATTCAGATATTTGGGCACAAGCACTCATTAAGCACGACGCAGGACGGGAAATTGCGGATCGGTTGCCATCTTAAAACATTCGAAGAGTGGGAAGTTGAGGCAGAGAAGATCGGCAAAGACAACGGCTACTCCCATCTCGACATTGAGATCTACAAACTGCACGTAGCGCACGTAGCAAAAGTGGCACGCCTGTTGTGGACACAGAAAAAAGAATCGGAGGTATCCGCATGAACGAGAGACGAAGCGGAAACGACAGGCGCAAAGTGACCTTCGAGCAAATCGAATATCTGCGCGTTCAGGCCGAGGGGGCGCTCGAAGCGGGACGTACCGAGGACGAATTCATATTCGGGAAAATGAAGCCAGACCTTACCCGTACGGGAGGGTTGCTGTCCGTTTGGCATTCACTCGGCAGGGAACTCTACCGCGACATGCAAGCGGAGAAAAAGGCGGTGGCGTGATGCAGCATCTTGAGCAGGGATTGACCGAAGAAGACATCGTGCGTGGCGTGCAGCGGATCGAGTATCAGTACGGGTCTTACGGCCGCGGCTGGATCTCCGGATTTTGGGCTGGGTTCACGTGCGCGGCAATTATCGGCTTGGTGATTGTGGCCTTTTGGTGGCTGTCATGACCAGAACAGCTTATGGCATGAACACCGCAACCATTCCAGCGAGGGCTCGCGCAGCGGATGAGGCCCTATTGAAGTGGGAGCAGGGGCTCCACGTCACCCACGAAGAACGCGAATTGCTGCTCCAGGAAGGTTATTTCCGTTTCCTGCCGACCGCCCGAGCGATCGCGCGCATGAGATTCCTACAGGCGTCCGGAGTGGCGCAGAAAGCGAGTGCGTGAGATGAGCATGGGAACTGTACTGGTGGAGGCACCTGAGTCCGTGCCGCTGGCCTACGCATATTTGTGCGAGGACTGCACGTGCATAGCTAGGCCCGTGAAAGACGTTGAGTGCCCGATTTGCGGAAGCAAGGCGCTTCTGTGTGTCGCCAAGATTCTGAACCGGACGACGGGTTCGCGCATATGACCCAATTCCAGAAAGAGATGGAGATTCGGCGCAAGTGGGCTTCGTTTTGGGATGTTTCTCTCACATTGCTTTTTGTTTTTCTGTACACGGCCGCAGTAGCAGCGGTGACTTTGTTTTTAGCGAAAGGGTAAGGAGATAAATCATGGGCATCTTGAATTTAACTCACGAAGCAAGCGGCAATTCTCTTCAGCGACTTCCGGTCACGACGAAGGTATCGATCGGCGAGGCTCCGGACAAGAAAAAGGGAAAGAACTATCCCAGCCGACTCGATCACTTCCAGTTTCTGGAAAAGGTTATGGACGGAGCCGACGCGATCTGGAGGCCGGATGCGGACGTCACGAAAGCCATGGTCGAAGCGTATGGCGAGAATCCTCGAGAGATCGGCATCGTCCTACTCGACGACAACCCGGAAAACGTGTTCAAGACAAACCTCGCGTGGTGGGCGGCGACCGAATGGAAGTGCAAAGGCTCGCTCGTGCAAATCGAAGAGTATGTGTTCGAAATGCGCGCCGTGCGCAAAACCGACAAGAATCCCAACGGCGAGGAATGGCCCGGTAAGTACAAATACACGGAAGGACCGAAGAAAGGACAGCCTGTCGAATCCTGTGGGGATGGATGCCCCGATCTGGAAGAGGGTCGCTGCAAGCCTTCGGGCGACCTTTACTTCATCCTCGAAAAGTATCCCAGCTTCGGCGGCGTCTGCCGCATTCACACCACGTCGTACCGATCGATTCGAAACATCGCGAACGGCCTGCAGCAGATTCGCTCGCTACTTGGCGGACGCCTCGCCGGCATTCGCGTCACGCTGAACGTTTCTCCCGAGAAGGTCACCTACGAAGCGGATGGCGGGGGCAAGAAATCATCGACGGCCCACATTCTTAGCTTGAATCTGTCGGCCGAAACGCTTCCGAAGTTGGTCGAGAAAATGACGGAGTTCTCAAGGCTGTTCCAGGACACGCGCAAGCTTCTCGGCGGTCACACGATTGTCGTGGAAGAGAACGATAACGATCCGGAGCGGGCGAAGGAAATAATAGAAGAATTCCATCCGCAGGACGCGTTGCCCGCCGGGCCGCCGAAGGCCGAGGTTCCGTCGATCGAAGAAGTTGCGCAGAAGGCTCGCATCCACAAGATGTGCGTATCGCTCAATTTCAACCAGGCCAAAGAAAATATGCTGTTAGGCCAGCACCAGGGGAACCTCGGAGAGCTCGAAGCGAAGTTGAAGGAATTCGCCGGCGATGCGGAACCGGCCGCGACTATATCCGAGGAGCCCGCGCCCGCGCCCGCGCCCGCGCCCGCGCCCGCGCCCGCGCCAGCACCGAGTGCGACCAAGACAATCAAGGCGAACGGGAAGTTTTCTTTCTAGGAGTGGGATGTGAAACCAGGTCGAAAACCGCCGACTCGCGAAAAGTTCATTGAACGATTCTGGTCCAAGGTCCAGAAGTCAGAAGGATGTTGGATCTGGATTGGCGCAGTGACCGTTCAAGGCTATGGCGAGATAACGATGACGCCTCCACGAAAGGTTGTTCTCGCGCATCGTCTTTCTTACGAACTAGCAAATGGGCAAATACCATTTGAGCGCAATTACATTGACCACGTTTGCCGGAACCGAAGATGCGTCAATCCGGCGCACTTAGAAGCCGTTACTAATCGAACGAATATTCTCCGGGGAGAAACTGTTGCCGCGAGAAACGTAGTCAAGACTCACTGTAAAAATGGCCACGAATTTACGCCAGAAAATACTTGGCTCTATGGACCTAAGCGACCGGGAGGACGGCAATGCAGAACGTGCTACATAGAACGGGCAAGGGAACGCAGGCGAAATCTTTAATTCCGCCACTGTCGCAATCCATCCAAGGAGACATGGGCTGCAGTTTGCTTTACTGGGCGCGCCACGTTGAAGGAATCGAATTCGAAACCGAACCTGCGCGCAGGGGAAAGGAGATTCACAAAATCCTAGCTGAGTATATGGACGCACTTCGCATAACCAAGCAACAAACCGACTACAAGAAAATGGCCGAGCTTTCCGCTGATGCGAGTCCGGAGGCGAAAGAAGTTCTTGACCGATTTACCGCCGCAAACTTTTACGACTCTGAAAAAATCTATGACACCGAAGTCTATGTGGCGATCGACGATGACTTCCAAATCCTTGAGGTTCATGGCCAGAGCGACCGATCTGATAAGCGCAGGGTCAAGGACGCGGCTTACCACGGCACGATGGACGTCATCATCATGGAATCAGAAACGGAAGCGACCATCATAGATTTCAAATCGTATTGGCAGATCGTTGATGCGGACACGTTCCAGTCCAAGATGTATCCCTTGCTTCTTTTCCTCCTAAATCCACAAATTCAGAAGATTACATTCATGCTTTCGTTCGTGCGCTATGGCGACGCGCAGCGCGAGGTGGTTTGGACGCGCGACGATATTCCGAAGCTGAAGAAGCTGGCCGATTGGGAGCGGTCGCGCCAAGTCAGTCTTCATTCCGAGGAACCCGATAAGCTGAAGGCCACACCTGGCCGGCAGTGTACATGGTGCCCTTTGCTTTTGAGCGGCTGCCCCATGCGGAAGGTGAACGCCTACGGAACCCTGACGCCGGCTGAACGCGTGGCGCTCGCGGTGTGGATGAATGCGGCCAAGAAGCACAACGACCAGGTGGTCAAGGACTGGCTGCTAGAAGGTGGCGTAGTCGAGTACCGCGACGCAAACGACGTGCGCTACACGGCCGAGTTTCGCCGGCAGGACCGCAAGAGCTTCCCCTTGGGAGCATCGTTCGTAATTCTTAACCGCTGGTTCGAGGCCCATCCAGGCGATCGCGACCTGTCTGAGAAGCTAACGGTTTCGGGCCTCAGCTCACCGCTTAAAGCTCAAAAACGAGCAGTGCTAAAAACTGCGATGGAAGAGGTTGCGCAGATCAACGTCATCACTCGCCTCACGATAGGCAGGCCCGGCGAAAAGGAAGAGGAGGAATAAATGCTCCAAACGTGTGATGGCCATTATCCAAACACCTATCACCAGAATATCGCATTCGAATCTTCCGATAAGAAGTTTTGCCCGCTGTGCTGGGAAATTAGAGACCGCAGGGAAACCGAAAGGGACTTGATGGAAGTGCGTGCCAGACTTATCGATGTTCGGCACGGAAGATTCTTGCTCTTCACAGAAGGAGTGTCTCAATGCGAATAGAAAATTTAACACTCAAGAATTTCCGCTCTCACCACGACACGAAGATCGCCTTCGACCGATTCACCTTCATCACTGGTCCGAATGCCGTCGGCAAGACTTCGATCGCGGCGGCGATAGCCTTCCTGCTGACAGGAAAATGCCAGTTCACCGACGAGCGCGGCGCCCAGGCCGAAGACCTGATCCGCATTGGCGCGCGCGAATTCTACGTCTCCGGGCAGATTGGCAAGACGCTCATTGAGCGTACGAAGGGCGCAAAGAGCCACGTGCTCGACGTGGGCGGCAAGTCCGGTCCGCTGATGGCCATGCAGGAGAAGATTTACGAGGGGTTAGGCGTTACTCCTGACGTGCTATCGGCGGTACTGAACAGCTCGCGTTTCCTCTCAATGGATGAGAAGGGCCAAAAGCAGCTTCTCGCCCAAGTTTTGGCCTCCGAAAAGATCATTGCCACGCAAAGCATTGTGCAGGATGCAAAGGCGATTGACCATGTGGCCTTCGCCGTATGGACCGGGGAACTAGGATCGATATCCGAGATCGATTCCGGGTACAAACGCTTCTACGACGCGCGCACCGAAACGAATCGCGATATTAAGGCCCTCGGCGTGGTAGAAGCTCCGGAAATCCCCGACGATGCCCCTGATTACAAAGCTACGTGGAAGCGCCTCGACGATCTGCGCAGCGAACTGACGCGACTGACATCGGAGCGGGCCCGGTCCGACGAACGCTATCAATCAGTACTGCGGTCCGTCGGCGAGAAGCGCGAATCGCTCACCAAGCGCAAGACGGAAGCCGAGAAGCGCAAGCTCACTACGGACGAGGCCGAAACGTTCCAGAAGGTTGCGGACCGGAAGGAAAAAGCGGAAGCGCTAAGGGCGCGCGAGAAAGAGGTTCGCACCCAGATTACCGCCATGCTGAACGCAGAGAACACGGCGCGCATGATCAAGATTGCGACCGCGGAAGGGAACGTTGCGAGCGCAAAGGCCAAAGTCGCCGAAACAAAAGCAGTGATCAAAACCATTGAGGCCATCGGGGCCGACTGCCCGACCTGCCATCGGGAATTGGCTGCAAAGGACAAGGCCAAGATCGTCTCCGCACTCAAGAGCGAACTGGCCATGCTTGAGAACGTCCTGAAGGCCGCAACGGGAGAACTTGACGAATTCCGCGGAATCCTCGTGCCACCGTCAACGCCGGAAATGGGGAAGCTGCAGGCCGACCTGAGCAAGATCACGGCGCAGATCTTATCCGTCGGAGACTATGCCGCGGCCGAGGAGCGCGTGAAGGCTGACCGGCTCGCCGTGATCGAGGCCAGCAAGATCGATCGGGAACTACGAGAGGTAACCGACCCGGCGATCCCCGACACAAGCGAACTGGCCGGGAAGATTGACGAGCTGAATACGCGCATCGGCAAGGGCGAGGAGGTTCTGGCACAGGTGGGCGAACTCCAGCGCCTGCGCGACTCCTACGACCAATGGAAGGGCAAGAAAGCCGCATTAGAGGCCAAGCTGGAAGTGCTGGCGCGACTGATCGAATTCTTCGGTCCGAATGGGATCAAGGCCACGCTCATTGGAGACAAGATTGCGCCGTTCACGATTGCCGTGAATCGGAGTCTCAATCAGTTTGGATACGTGGCGAACTTCACTCTTGAACCCTACAGCTTCAATGTGGCCGAGTCCGATGGCGGGCAGTGGCGTTCCCTGCGGCAACTGAGCGAGTCCGAGCAATTCCGCTTCGGAGTCGCGTTCCAGATTGCGCTCGCGATGGCAACCGGCCTGAAATTTGTAGTCATCGACCGAGCCGACGTCCTCGACAACGAAAGCCGCGGTGCCCTCACAGCGATGCTACTTGGATCGGAACTCGACCAATGTATCGTTTTATCCACGACGGACAAAGAGGCACCGACCGATCTTCCTCCTGGCGTAAAGTTCATTGATCTTGGACACCGGAAGGCGGTGGCGGCGTGAACGCTCTGCTTCAAGAGCGCATCTGGGACGATATTCGCATCGGTATCCTTATCGCAGAAGGTCGTCTCATTTTGTGCTTGGATTGCGGCGTTTGGCATCTCGTGGAGGATCAGCACCAGTGTGAGCAGCAAATTCAACTGAGGAGGCACCAATGGAACCAAAGCCGAAGAAAGTCAATTTTCAAATCGTAGGTAAGAACGATGCTGCATGGTCCGTGCTCAACAAGGCGCTCAAGTGGCATGAAGAACTACGGCACGCTGAAGTGGGGCTAGCTTGGCGCAAGGCCCTAAAGGCTGACGTTGACGGCCATATCGTTCTAGGAAGGTGCGTTAAAATCTCCGACCTGCACCGGGAATTCATCTCGTTCGATTTCGTCATCGTTCTCAACAAAGAATATTGGGACGACTTTGACGATGAACAGCGTCTCGCGCTGATGGATCACGAACTTTGCCATGCGTCCTTTTCTCTAGACCGGTTGGGCGAGCCCAAAGAGGACGAAAAAGGCCGGCAAGTCTGGCGCGTACGGAAGCACGACATTGAAGAATTCCGCGAGGTAGTAGAAGCGTCACGGCTGCTACAAATCGGACCTGGAAGAATTTGCGAAGGCTCTCAGGCAACGATCCAAGAATCCCCTTTTCGAAGAGGACAAGACCACGGTTTCGGTCAGAACTCAATGAAGATTCTGCGCCTCAAGCCGATCGCGCACGACTGGACCAAGGCGATTGCGCTGCGGGCGTATCTCGAGGCGAAGAAGGCACGAAATTGACTCAACAGGTGCGGATGCGCCTAAAGGCAAGCGATCGTCAGCGACGCCACATTGCACGTCCAGGAGTGCGCGAACATCGGCGCCAGGTTACCTCTAAATGGAAAATGGCGCACAGGGCCAACGTGAGGCGCTACAACCGCTGGTATCGCATTAGGGTGCTTGGCCGTATTTGCTTCTTCTGTGGACGGCCTGGCAGCTACCAATCGCGCCTGTGCGGCGTCACGCGCATGGTGCCGGTGAATGGCGAACTCGGTCTCGCAAAAGTGTGGGCGTGTCGATTCTGCCGTGGGTAAAAACTAGCACCGGAAGTGATCGGTTTCTGAGGGGAAACTGAGCTTGAACTACTATCGAAGATTTCCAGGTGACTACTCGCGTTCCACTTCAGGATTGACCCTAGAAGAGCACGGCGCCTACGCCCTCTTACTCGACGAACTATATTCAACTGAGCTCCCGATACCAAACCTAGAGTGTGCTTTCCGTGCCTGTAAAGTGCAGGAAAAACATGGCAATTCTAGTCGTAAATCGTCGGAAAAAGATGCGGTAAAAAGAGTCCTTAAGAAGCACTTTATATCAACTCATTTAGGATGGACAAATAAACGCTTCGAAGAGGAGTTAAGTTTCGCAGATTCAAGGAGAAAGAAGAGTAGGTCCGCATGGCAAAGTCGTTGGAATAGCCATGCTCCAAGCAATGCCCCAAGCAATGCTCCAAGCAATGCTCGGAGGCATGCTAATCCCAGACAACCAGACAACCAGACACCAGACGGTGAGCTTGTAGTTGAAGTTCCCTTGGGTAAGGGAGGGGGAGCTTCTAGTAAGGGCCGCGACACTCTAAAAACTTCTCCCCACCCAATCCGAAAGGAAAAACCAAATGAAAAATCAAAAGCAGAACAGCGCACTGATCGACACGCCGCTGCGATTGCCTCCAGCTTCGGATTATCTCGGACAGTGGCTGCTGGCTCTCGCGGATCACTACCCGATTCCCGAGATGACGAGCATGGCCACAATCGGCTACCGAGTCGGTCTGGAGGATCTGACACCACGCGAACTTGATATCGCATTCTCTGAGACGTTCAAGAGACACCCAAAAGATTTTCGTCCGACAGCGGGACAGGTTCGCGGGTACCTTCAAGATCGCAGGTTTGAATCTCACGCGGTTGAAATACGTGCGTTACAGGAAGCGACAATTACTCCACAAGAAGCCAAGGAATTCTTCACTGAAATTAGGAAGCGAGTTAATTTTGCCCCTACCGATATCGAAGTAGCGAAAGCCGCAATCAAAAAATCAAGAGAAGAAATCTCCAAACTGCATTCAGATAAAAGGCGGCAGTTCACCATCGAAATCAGTGACGAAGAGCTACAACGGCGGCAGGAAGAATTGAAAACTAAAGCTCTCGATTGGTGGGAATCGCAACGCGGGAAAAGAGCATGAAACTTTCTTTCGTAGTCTTCGGAACTCCAATCCCACAGGGCTCTATGAAATCTTTCATACCGAAAGGCTGGAACCGCGCAGTACTCACATCCGACAACAAAAAGCAAAAGCCATGGCGCCAAGAAGTCACGCGGACGGCTATTGACGCGGCTAAAGAAAACGGCGGAGAAATAATTCCACGCGGCGAAGCAGTCACAGTTCGAATGGAATTCTATCTCGCGCGTCCGGCTAGTAAGCCGAAGAAAGTCACACGACCTACCGTTAAGCCCGATTGCGACAAGCTCGCCCGACTCATATTCGACAGCATGACCGGTGTGATTTTCGAGGACGACTCCCAGGTCTGCGATCTAATCGCCTCGAAGCACTACGGAATTCCTGAACGAGTGGAAATCACAGTGGCCACAAATAACGAAGCAGTTTTGATTCACAGGGAAAGCCTGGGACTTTTCGCATAAGACGGAGGAAAAGACATGACCACCGACGACCTGAAGGCGATTGATGAGCTGATTGCGAAGTGGCGCAGTAAATATGGCCCTAGTGAGGCAACCTATGAGTTGGAGGCTGTACGGGACGCCCTCGCAGCCAAGATGTCTGCGCCGCCACATTGTCCCAATTGCTCATGTTTATACGAGGCAGCCAAGATGAACGCGGGCACGCCGCCGCAGCCGATACCGCAGACGCAGATGGAATGGCTAGAGCAAAATGGAATCGTGGAACCTGGGGGCACGCCGCCGCAGGACCAAGTGCATAAGTATTGGCAAGACACATTGATGAAACATCACCGTGTCAGAAATGACGACTCGTCGAGGGAGTTTCCATATCTCTGCAATTGTGCGATGCAGTACGCGACAGTAGAGGATTGGATTGGACATGTCCGCAGCGTCGTAGACTTCTCATTAGGAAATACCGCGCCAACCGCGAAGGAACCGAATGAGAGCGGCGGGACGTCAGAGGATTTCATACGCGAGCTATGCAAAAAACATTGGCTGGCTGGCGTCAACTACGACTGGCGAGCGATAGCTACAGAGCTGGCCGAGTTTGTTGCCCGGCGTGAACGGGCTGCGCGGTCGGATGAGTTCAAGCATGTAATTCAGAAGCGCCCACTTGACCCGATTTATTGGGATATGCATCATCGCCGCGAGTTGGAGAAGCCATGACCAGCGCTCGGTTCTTATGGAGGGGACGATGAGCAAAGTTTTGCCATATTTAGTAGCGTTAAAATCACACAGGAGACTTACATGAAAATCGGATATGGGATTCTTGTTTTAACTCTTTTCGCCTCTTTGCCGCTATTCGCCCAGCAAGCGAAAAAAACGGATACTCCGCCGACCGTCAGCGCGGAACAAAAGCTGAAAATACTTCCGCTCGAAAACAAGCTCCTCGAACTCGGTAGTCAGGCTCAGTACATACAAACGCAGGCGCAATCGCTTCAGACGCAGTTCGCGGATATCCAAAAACAGATTGCCGATACTCGCGCCCTACTAGGGAAAGAAACCACCGAGGCTCAGCAGGGCGTCGATTCGAAGCAGTGGGTTATTTGCTCTTTGCTTCAACGGGGCGTGCCGGGATGCACGCAAGAAAACGACCCGGCATTCATCGCCGTGCCGCAAGCTCCAGCAACCGCTTCGAAACCTGTACCACAGGACAAGAAGTAAATCGGCAAGTGGGCGCGCATAATGAAAACGCGATGAAACAGAAAAACAAATCCAGGGCTTCTCTGTCCAAGAAAAAGCGCACTCGCAAGACTAAGCCGAGCGGTCCTAAAGGCGGGCGCCCGGAACTCATAATCGATTGGGAGCAAGTCGAGAACCTCTGTCGTTGCCAGTGCACGGAGAAGGAGATTTCATCCCAACTTGGAATCAGCGTAGACACGCTTCAGCGGGCAATTCAGCGGGAGAAGGGTTGCGGTTTTGCGGACTATTTCGCGGAAAAGAGACAAAAGGGATTTGTGAGTCTACGCACGAAGCAATTCTCGCTCGCGATGACCGGGGACAAGACCATGCTAGTGTGGCTCGGAAAGCAATATCTTAACCAGCGCGATAAGTCGGAGTCGAGTGGCCCGAACGGTGGCCCGATTCTCGTAGAGTTTAAAGCAACATCTCTAGCCGAATTGGCCGCAGAGATTCTGCAAGAGCGCAACAGAAATGCTGACGCTCGCTGAAAAAGAGGCAGAGTTTCTCCGCGGTTACAACGCTACCAGTCATCTCGCCGATTATATTCAATTCACTTTTCCCGCGTACACGCGCTCACTGTTTTCCGATACCGTCTGCGCAGCCCTGGATCGATTCATACTCGATATAGAATCCGGTAAGCGACCGATTTTGGTGTTGCAATCTCCGCCGCAAACCGGGAAATCGGAAATAGTTTCACGCAAGCTTCCTGCATTCCTGCTTGGTAAACATCCCGAATGGCGCATCGGCGCAGCCAGCTATTCGGACGAATTGGCGAATTCGATGGCGCAAGACGTTCGGCGCGTACTCGCCTCACCTGAGCATCAATGGTTGTTTCCTGCGCCGGCCGCCACTGACAAATTTGCGGTGAGCCGAATCGGTGAGTTCACGGCACCGGGCGGTACGGGAAGCTATCTGGCCGTCGGCATCGGAGCTGGGCTGACTGGACGCTCATTGGACTGTGGGATCATCGACGATCCTACTCGGGATGCAAAAGACGCTCTCAGCGAAACGGTGAAGGAAAGTCAGTGGAATTGGTTTCAGAGCGTGTTTTCCACGCGGCTGAGCGAACGGTCGGGGCAAATCGTCATGGCGACCAGTTGGGCTCAGGACGACCTCCCTGCTCGCATCCTGGGCCATTTTGGGGGCAACCCGCGGCTGACTCATCTGCGATTTCCCGCGATAAACGATCCAAACGAAACCGGGTACAACCCCGATCTGCCGCTTGGCCCGCTATGTCCGGAATTCCGCAGCCTCGACTTCTTGCTTCAGCAGAAAGCGTTGCAAAGCGACTATTGGTGGTCTGCGCTGTATCAGCAATCGCCGCAACCGCTGGGCGGAAATGTTTTCAAGACCGAGGGACTTCAGCATTACGCTCCCAAGGATTTGCCGGAGCGCTTTGACAAGGTTATTAATTCTTGGGATTGCACGTTCAAAGACACAGATGGGACGGACTTTGTGGTGGGGCAAGTTTGGGGTAAGTTCGGAGCGAACTGCTATTTACTCGACCAGGTGCGCGATCGGATGAGTTTCAGCGCGACGGTTCAAAGCGTGATCGAATTACGCAAGAGCTGGCCGCAAACATCCGAAATCCTGATCGAGGATAAAGCCAACGGCCCAGCCGTAATCGACGTTCTAAAATCTCAAGTTCCTGGATTGATTCCGATCGAGCCGGACGGATCAAAGTTAGCGCGAGCCCACGCAGTTACTTGGATTTGGGAAGCCAAGAATGTTTTTCTGCCGTTTCCGCAGATTACGCCGTGGATGCGCTCTTTTTTGAATGAGGTGTTATCATTCCCCGCGGCGGCAAATGACGATCAGGTGGATGCCATGACCCAAGCGTTACGCAGGCTTTATCCGCTATACGGTAGGTTGAAGGTTACGCAGGCCGCAATCGAAAAGGCGATGGGAAGACAGTGAAAAAGAAACCCGCTCTCCGAAAAGACGGCTTATCTCGGTCTGTATTCAAAGCGCTCGCAGAGGACGTCAAGCCGACACGCTGGCCGATCAAGCCTCCCGAATTATTTCCAGGAGTCGTTCCCAAAAACGAGAAACCGCAAGTTGCGATGGACGAAGCTCCATATAGTTATGCGCTGGCCGCTGGTTCAATGTACGCGGGCGGAGATATAGGAGGATTTCCGGGCTACCCTTTTCTCATGATGCTCGCGTTACGAGCCGAGTATCGCAATATGGCCTCGGGACTCGGAATCGAATTGACGCGTGAATGGATTACGCTCAATAGCAGCGAGACGGCGGGCGAGAGCACAAAAAAGAAAATAACCGAGATTACCAAGGAACTAGCGCGCCTTGGCGTGCAGCAGGTGATTCGCTTAGCCGCCGAGCAGGACGCGTTCTACGGCAGCGGCCAAATACTCATAGACCTCAAGGGCCACGATGTATCTATGCCGCTGATTCTCGATCCAAGAACGATCAAAAAAGGAAGTCTCGAAAACTTCCGTGTGGTTGAGCCGATCTGGACAACTCCGCTGATGTACAACGCGCTTGATCCGTCGAAACAGGACTTTTACAAACCTTCCAGCTGGTGGGTAATGGGCCAGAAGTGGCATGCAAGCCGCATGCTTATAGTCATCACGCGCTGGGTGCCGGACATCCTCAAGCCGGCATTCAATTTTTCCGGCATCAGCCTCAGCCAGTTAGCCGAGCCCTACGTGAACAACTGGTTGCGTACCCGGCAAAGCGTCTCGGACCTCATCAACAATTTTTCGATCATCGTGCTCAAGACTTCGATGGATCAAGTTCTGACCGGCGGAGATGACGGAACGGATCTATTTTCTCGCATCAAGCTTTTCACGGCAACGCGCAGCAACAAGGGTGTCATGGCTCTCGACAAAGAGCGCGAAGAATTGGAGCAACTCTCAGTTCCTATTGGCGGCCTCAGCGAATTGCAAGCGCAGGCTCAGGAACAGATGTGTTCGGTGAGTCGCATGCCCGCGATGATACTCACCGGAATCTCCCCGGCCGGCCTCAACGCCTCCAGCGAAGGAGAAATAAGAGTCTGGTACGACTGGATTGCAGCGCAACAAGAAGCGTATTACCGCGCGCCGATCGAGACGATTCTGAAAATAGTGCAACTTTCCATGTACGGCGAGATCGATATGGACATCACGTTTGAATTCAATCCGCTCTATCAAATGTCCGACAAAGACCTCGCCGAGATTAAGGTCAACGACAGCGTCAGGGCTGGAAATTACATCGACCGCGGCGTGCTCGATGCGCAAGAAGAACGCGAACGTCTGGCACGGGATCCCGAGAGCGGCTACCAAGGAATCGATGTCGAACGCGAAATAGAACTGCCGGCAGAGGAAGAATTAGAAAGCTCGCTCACACGTGGCACTGCATAGAATCATAACTCGCGCCGTCCATGCCAACGCTGGAACGGCAGCGCGCTATCGCCGCGCGTTGCTTTCCGAGATCGCCGAAATGGTTGCAAGCGTTGAGTTTTGGCTGACGGCACAACGACGCTCCGATCCTCCCGTACTCGCTCAAGATGCAACGATCCCCGTTAAGCCATACGAGATGCCGGACCCGCCGGGAGGAGAGCCTCCATCTGTCGCCATGCGTGGAGAGCTTGGCAAAATTGCGGAGCGCTGGGAAAAACGTTTTGCGGAAATATCCGAGAAAGTTGCCGCGAGTTTCGTCAGTAATTCCTTTCGCGGAACCGACAACGCCATGCGCCAAGCGCTGCGTGATGCCGGCTGGAGCATCGAATTTACGATGACGCCAGCGGTACGAGATGCGTTCGAAGCTTCACTCGCGGAAAATGTCGGCCTGATTCGATCGATCCCCGCGCAGTATTTACAGCAGGTCGAAGGCATCGTGATGCGCAGCTATGCAGCGGGACGGGACTTGCAAACGATGACGCGAGAAATCAAAACGCTTTACCCAAAAGCAAAGAATCGCGCCATTCTGATCGCCAGAGACCAAAGTAACAAGGCGAATGCAGTTGTGCAGCGTGCGCGTCAGAAGGAATTGGGAATTAGCGAAGCGATCTGGATGCACTCGCACGCAGGCAAAGAACCTCGACCGACGCATGTGGCGATGAATGGAAAGAGCTACAAGGTGGAAAAGGGGATGTACGATTCAGCGGTGAAGAATTGGATTTTCCCTGGCGAGGAAATAAACTGTCGGTGCACCGGCAGAAGCGTTTTGCCGTGGACTCCGACTGAGAAGATCAATTAGCCTCCATAAGTTTCGCCGTCACTTCACGCCTCGTTTCTTGGCCATGTCCCGCACCGCAAGCTCCACCACGTGAACCTTTCCCACTCCCAGATTGTTCGCCAGACAGGAAATAAGCCGCAAAGCAGTAACGCTCAAAAATAAATCGACGCGTTTTCTATCTGAAATGGCGGCTTTAATTGGCTTTTCTCATAAATCGATACCGTGGCTTTACCCGGTAAAACACCGGTAGTTTGCCGGGTATTCCCCGCAAAATCAATGGTCCATACCTAAAATCCTTCATTGTTGTTTCGAAAACCCTGCTAGCTTCCGGTACGAATCATGACATATGGCACTCGCCTCGGATGCCGCACTCAAGAACCGTCAGTACGACTCGGACGGACGCCTGCATATTCTGCGCACGCGGATTTCGAAAGCCACGGTCAATCCGTACTACGGCAGGGAGATCCCCGATGCGGACACATTAGGACTAGACCCCAATCGCATTTACTACTTGCTGCGCGATCCGGACGAACTGAAGAAAGCGGCCTCCTCATTTGCGCGCGTTCCGTTGATGTTCAAACATATTCCGGTGAGCGCCGAAAATCCGAATCAGGAGCACGTTGCGGGAACGATCGGATCGGACGTGGAATTCGAATCCCCGTACCTGATCGCCGATCTCAGCGTGTGGGACGTGGATGCAATCGCGGGAATCGAAACGGACACGGTGAGGGAACTTTCCTCTTCGTATCACTACACGGCGGATATGACGCCGGGAGTGTTCGAAGGACAGACATACGACGGGGTGATGCGCAACATTTCGGGGAATCACGTGGCCTTGGTGGAATCGGGCCGGGCCGGTTCGGATGTGATGGCCGCAGACAGCAGACTGGAGACAGACATGAAGGAAACTAAATTCGGTAAGGCGATTTACGCCATCCTCTGCGCGATCTCTCCGAAGCTAGCCAAAGACGCCGCGTTGAAACCGCTCGTAATCGGAGCCACACCGAAAACTTTCGATGCCAAAGCGCTCGAGCCAAAGCTTCTCGCCATGGATGCGGACATGCCAGGGCCTCCCACGCTGGCAGCAATGGCCGCCGCCAAAGATGCTGCTGAGCCAGAAGAGAAGAAAGAGGAGCCCGTAGCGAAGGAACCGGACGACAAGACCGCGAAGGATTGCGGCTTCTGCGGCTCCAAGGACGGCCAAGCGCATGCTGACGGTTGCAAAACCGCCGCTGACGAAAAGGCAGCCTCTGAAAAAGCCGCGAAGGATGCCGAAATGAAGTCAGCCGAAGAGAAAGAGAAAAAAGACGCAGAGGACAAGCGCATGAAGACCGCAATGGATGCATTTGAAACCAAGCTTCGTACGGAACTCAGGGAATCGGACGAGGCCCGTCGGGCTGTGCGTCCTGTAGTTGGCGATGTCCTGGCGCAAGACTCGGCTGAGGATATCTACGGATTCGCTCTCGACCAACTGAAGGTGGAGCGCAAGGACGTCAAGGGAGTGCCCGCTATGCGAGCGCTCTTCAATCTCGCGGTATCGGCCTCTAAGCAGAAGGCTCCCGCGCGACCGGCTTTCGATTCAAGCAACGACATGAAAGAAAAGTTTCCTAACGCAATGCGTGAAATCAGGACTCTGTAAGGGAGATACGATAAATGCCTCCGACAGCACCGAGTGGAAACAATATCGGCAGTTTTCAGGGAAGCGTAAACCAGTACAACCCCATGGGAGTCGAGGGCGATTTCGCGAGCGCTAATCCGCGCGCGACGGCCCTGACAACTGGTTTTGATGCCAACGGTAATCCTGTAGGCGCTCTCATCGCAGGTCCGAATGGTGTAACCGTTGGCAATTTCGCGTGGGTAGAAGCTGACGGCATTACCGTCAACAACTTCGCGACCGGAAACGTCAAGCCTACCGGCTTCGTGCATCGAGACCAGCAAGGGCTCTTGGTCAATTATTTGCAGGCCGCTGGAGTGCTGATCCCTCCAGGATTCCCGGTAACGCTCATGGTCGAGGGAGACTTCTTCGATCTGATCACGGGCGGCAATGCCGCTGTTTACGGTTCTGCCTGCTACGCACGATATTCCGACGGTGCGTTGTTCGTTGGGGCACTGCCGACTGGCGGAAGCGTAACCGGTTTGATTGGTTCGACCTTCACGGCCAGCGCCGGAACGCCGAGCACCGAACTCGTCGTCACCGCCGTCACCGGGCTGATCAGTATCGGCGATACGGTGAGCGGTACGGGCATCACTGCCGGCACCACGATTCTTTCGCAGCTCAGCGGAACAACTGGCGGAGCCGGAACCTACATTCTCAGCGCGGCCAATACCACGAGCGCCGCAACCGTAACGTCCTTCGGAACCTTTCTGGATGTCACTGCGGTCTCAAGCGGTACCTTGGCACCTGGCGTTTCGGTAACTGGTACGGGTATCCCAAGCGGAGCGACGATCCTCTCGCAAGTATCTGGCGCGACAGGCGGAATCGGAGTTTACACGCTGGACATTCCGGCGACGGCTTATGCCGCCTCGACAACCGTGACCGCAGTGGCCGGAATTCTTACCGGTTGGGTAGCGAAGACGGCGGCCGCAGTCGGCCAACTGACACAAATCTCGAGCTGGGGAGTCTGACATGGATCCGTTGCTTCAATCAATTATGCAGAAGTGGGGCGTGCATTTCATGGGGACGGACTCGCGGTTGCAGCTCTCCGAAAGGGAGCGCAACGGTCAGCTCGCGATGGACGCGCAGCCGGAACTCATCACTATGTCCAACTCCGGCATTCCCGCTTTTCTCTCGACCTACATCGACCCGAAGGTGATCGAGATTCTTTTGTCTCCGATGAAGGCCACCGAAATCGTAGGAGAGGAAACCAAGAAGGGAGATTGGACGCTTGAGACGGCCATGTTCCCGGTGGTCGAATCGACCGGCCAGGTAAGCTCCTATGGTGACTATTCGCAAACCGGAGTAGCGGGCGCGAACGTCAACTGGGTTCAGCGCCAGTCCTACACCTACCAGGTCATCACGCAGTGGGGCGAGCGCGAACTAGAAAAGATGGGCCTCGCGCGCATCGACTGGGCCAATCGCATGAACATCGCGTCGATTCTCACGCTCAATAAATTCCAAAATAAATCATATTTCTTCGGCGTCAACGGACTCGCCAATTACGGCTTGCTCAACGATCCAACGCTTCCGGCTTCCATCGCACCGGTCGTATGGGAGAGCGAGACAACCTGGGCTCAGAAGGCTGCCCTTAGCGACGGGAGCGGCGGTCTCGCCGTATACGGAGACATCAAGGCGCTGTATGGCCAGCTTGTTTCTCAGGCTAATGGCCTGGTCGAACTCGATATGGAATCGCCGATGACTCTGGCGATGTCTCCCGAATCGCAAGTCTATTTGACGCTCACCAGCACCTACAACGTGAACGTGATGGACATGCTCAAAAAGAACTTCCCGAAGATGAAGGTCGTGACGGCTCCCGAATACGCGCTGACTTCCGGGAACCTCATCCAACTCATTGCCGATGAAATGATGGGACAGCGCACGGCGACGACAGCTTTCACGGAAAAGTTGCGCTCCCACCCGATCATCATCAAAGCTTCGAGCTTTGAGCAGAAAAAGAGCCAGGGAACTTGGGGCACCATCATCTTCCGGCCTTTCCTGATCGCTCAGATGTTGGGGGTCTAAAATGGCACCAAAAGAGAAAATCCTGATCGACGGCGTGGCCAGCAGCAAGATCATCGCGGTGGATGCCGATATGCCGGCTCCTCCAGTAATTTTCGAGGCGCGCACGGAAGTTGAGGCGACTGCCAAAGAGGAGGCAATTGCTGAGGGCGAAAGGCGCGAACCTGAACGGGCGGGAGGAGCACCGCCGCGGCCATTCTTTCGCAGCAAAGTCCTGATTGGTTGCCGCCTACCTTCCGGCCTGCTCCTTCAGCTCCCGAGGGACCGAAAAATACAGGTAAAGATCGACGGCGTGGCCAGCAGCAAGATCATCGGATCGAGCTTTGCTGTCACCCTAGTCGATGCCGATTTCTGGGCAGAATGGAAAGCGGCTTACGCGAAAAGTCCTCTTCTCACTTCGCAGGTAATTTTCGAGGCGCGCTCCGAAGCTGAGGCGACCTCTAAAGCGAAAGAATTGCAGAAAGAAAAAACCGGCTTCGAACAAATGCCGCAACAGGCGCTAGGAGTCGAAAAGGCGGAAGTCTGATGAATCCCGCCTGCCCTGGTGTCGCAGTATTCAACTCGGCCATGTTTCTCGCGCGCTACCCTGAATTCACCAGTGTCAGCACTGGTACTCTCCAGGCCTATTTTTATGAGGCCCAGCTTTATCTAAACAATACGCCTTGCAGCATCGTCCGTAATCTCGTGGTACGTCTCGTGCTGCTCAACATGCTCACGGCGCACATTGCATTTCTCGGCGGAGCTCTTACCGCTGATGGCCAGCCGCGGCCCGTAGGGCGTGTTTCCCAGGCGTCAGAAGGCAGCGTGAGTGCGTCGTTCGAAGATACGGAGCCGACCGCCGGCAGTGGTCCTTGGTTCCGGCAATCGCAGTATGGCGCAGCGTTCTGGCAGGCCACGACGTGCTATCGGGGAGCGATCTATTCTCCTCAGCCCACGCGCGTCGAGGGATTTACCGGAACGCGACTTGGATACCAATGGCTACCCAACTAAGACTCAGCGCTGCGGTCGAGGCGAAGCTGAAAGAGATCGCGCGCAAAATCGGCAACGGCTCGGTGTCGGTCGGATTTCTGGCAGGAGCCACATATCCCGACGGAACTCCGGTTGCGTCTGTGGCTTTCTGGAACGAATTCGGTCACAAGGGCAGAAAACTAGGCCCCGATCCCAGCGCAGAGGCAATTGCTGAGGGCGAAAGGCGCGAACCTGAACGGGCGGGAGGAGCACCGCCGCGGCCATTCTTTCGCAGCATGATCTCCAAAGAATCTCCCGAATGGGGAGATCACTTAGGTCAGGCATTGATTGTGAACAAGAGCGATGGGACGAAGGCCCTTGCATTGATGGGCGAGGAAATTAAAGGGGAGTTGGTCCAGAGCATCAACGATTTCACGACTCCACCGCTGGCGGCAAGCACGATCCGGCGCAAGGGATTTGCTAAACCGCTAATCGATACAGGGGACATGCTGCGTTCAGTGGACTTCCGGGTCGCGTGATGGATCTTCAAGGACTAGCCAATCCGGTTTCGGATTCCGTGAATCCGAACATATTGGTGTCCGTGCTGGCCTCGTCCGGATACACGAATTCAGGTTCCGGTTTGAGGCAGGTACCCACTTACGCTGCAGCAGTAAGCGGATATGCGCAGGTGCAAGAACTTTCTAGTTCCGAATTGCGGCAGGCGGAAGGAATGAACCTCCAGGGCGTGATACGCAAAATATATCTGCGCGGACAACTTAACGGTGTAATCCGCCCCGAAAGCAAGGGCGGCGATATCGTGAATATCGGTTCGCAAACGTGGCTCGTCGTTAAGACGCTTGAGCAATGGGCCACATGGTCAAGCGCGATGATCGTTCTCCAGGAGCCGACCTCGTGACCGCGCCTACCGAATACGTTCCATCGATCGTCATCGATTCGGTTATCGACGCATTAGGTGCGTTCATTCAGCCCTTCGTGGGAGCTGCGCAGATCATTCGCGGGCAAGTTAACCGGGTCCCGCCCCCGAATGGCTCATTTGTCGAGCTTACCGAGATTCTGCAGTGTGACTTGGAATATCCGAGCAACTGGTACGACCAGGTCAACCAGCAGCGCAACATCATTGGACCGAAACGCATCGTCATCCAAGCGGACTTCTATGGGCCGCAGTCCGGCGATTGGTGCTCAATGATAAAAGGCGTTTTCCGCACGCCTTATGCTACCTCCCAGTTCCCAGTCGGCATCGCGCCTCTTTATACCGACGATGGAATTCAAGCTCCTTTGATTACCGGCGAGCAACAGTATGAGCGCCGCTGGGTGCTCTCGTGCTCGCTGCAATTCAGTCCAGTCGTGATCGTGCCTCAGCAGTCGGCGGACGTACTGAAAATGAACATCGTTGATAACGTTCAAGAGGTGACTTCGTGACTATTCCTGCATCGCAAATAGTTAGCGTCACACCCGGCGTCCTGTCTCCTGGAGGACTCGGACTGGTGATGAACGGCCTGGTGCTGACACAGAGCCTGCTGATGCCGACGGGGACGGTGCTGCAATTCGCGAGTGCGACGGCAGTCTCTAACTTCTTCGGTCCGTCTTCCGCGGAATATGCATACGCGCAAATTTATTTTGCCGGGTTCAACGGACAGACCATTCAGCCTCGGACGATCCTGTTTGCGCCTTACAACGCGTCCGCGCGATCTGGATGGTTGCAGTCGGGATCGCTGGCATCTCTCACGCTTACCGAACTGCAGGCCCTGAGCGGCACGCTGATCCTTACGGTTGCCGGGACCCAATTCACTTCTGCTTCGATCGTCCTGACTGGGGCCAGCAGCTTTAGCAACGCGGCCACGATCATTCTAGCTGGATTCACGAGTCCGACTTTCACTCTTGCGTGGGATTCGATTCAAAGCGCGTTCGTTTTCACCAGCACGGCAACCGGCGCTACGGCCACGATGACGGACTGCACTGGAACCCTCGCGGCCGGCCTGAATTTGACTGCGGCTACCGGAGCAACGCTTTCGCAGGGCGCCGCTGTCGATACGTACGCCAGCGCCATGAATAATGCCGTGTTCGTCAATCAGAACTGGGCCACGGTCAGCTACCTCACCGAACCGGACCTTGCGGACAAAGAAGCTCTCGCCGCATGGCTCGACGATCAGGACGATTACTACCTTGGGGTTATCTGGGACAGCGACACGCAAGCCTGCGTTCAGAACGCTACAGAACCTTTCGGAGTCGTTGCGATGGCCGCCGGCTACGAAAGCGTTATGTGTATCGGGGGCGATCCGGCGGCGGTCCCTTCCGGAAGAACGCTCGCTGCGCTCAACCTGAACATCGCAGCCTTTTTCCAGGGTATGGTTGCGGCGATTAATTTCAACGCGGCGAATGGCCGAATCACATTTGCCAGCAAAGGCTCACAGTCCGCCGCGGTCGTTCCGAACTGCGCAAATCAACAGACCTATCAGAATTTGCTCGCGAACGGATACAACTGCTATGCCGCATTCGCTTCGCGCACGTCGAATTTCGTATTTTTCAGTAATGGCAACATGCCGGGTGAGTTTCCGTGGGCAGATCAGTTCATCGATCAAATTTGGCTGAACGCGGCGTTGCAGCAGGCATTGCTGACGCTCTATACGACGATCAACAGCATCCCCTACGATCCTTTCGGCTACGGGCTCATTCGCGCCTCGCTGCAGGGCGTTATCGCAAGCGCGCTGATCTTCGGAGCGATTGAAACAGGAGTCGTGCTTTCAAGCGCACAGGCTGCGGAGGTGAACGCCGCGGCTGGCTTGTCCGTCTCGACCGTCATCCAGACGAACGGATACTACCTGCAAATTCTAGATCCGGGTGCAACGGCACGCGCTGCGCGACAAACACCCATTATCAATTTGTGGTTCACCGACGGTGGGGCGGTTCAGCAGATCAACATGGCCTCTATCGACATTCTGTAGCTATAAGGAGATCTCATGGGACTGGGTTTTACGAATCCCCTAACTGGGGGCCCGAGCACGATCACATCGGCTAATTCCGTTGTCACGCTCACTTGTCCGGGAGTGTACAACCAGCCGGTGCAGCTCCAAGGCTATTCCGCCGAAAAGGCATGGAACACGGACATGCTCGATCTCGCCGAGACACAAATCGGCGTCGATGGTCGCATGACGGCCGGCTATATCTTCAAGACCGTAAAGCAAACGTTCTCTCTACAGGCCGACTCTCCAAGCATCCAGATTTTCCAAACCATCTGGCAAGCGATGGCTTCGATCCGCGACGTGTATTGGCTTAACGGGACGATCGATCTTCCCGCAACGGGCCAGTCCTATGTGATGACTCGGGGCATACTCACGGCCGTCAAGTCGATCACGGATGCAGCCAAAGTTCTCCAGGCTATGGAATTTGTCGTGGAATGGCAGTTGGTCCAAGCCTCTCTCCAGTAAGGTGCTGAATGGCGCGCAAAACCGAGAATTTCACCGTAACTGACGAAGGCCGCGACAAGAATAAGACATTTTTGCTCACTGAGTGGCCAGCATCGGAGGCGGAAGCGTGGGCCATTCGTGCGCTCCTCGCACTTGGTGCAGCCGACGTGGAAGTACCCGATGGAGTCCTGAACGATGGCATGGCGGGACTCGCAGAGATCGGTCTCAAGAAACTGTTCGCGCTTCCTTACAAGGAAGCCGGTCCGCTCCTGGACGAACTCATGAAATGCATTCAGGTGATGCCAGATCCACGGCGTCCGCAAGTGAAGCGCGCGCTCGTGGAAACGGATATCGAGGAAATTAGAACCAGGCTGGCGCTCAAGTGGCAGGTGCTGAAGCTCCACATAGATTTTTCTACCGCCGGAGGCCTATCCAATTTGGGCGGCAAGACTCCGGCGGCGGAAAAGCCGTCGCCTACGCGAACGTCCCACAAGCCATCGGAATAGTCGCATCGCGGGGCCTAGCGACGCTGTATGAGATGCAGACGATCTACGGGGTGGAGGACGTCTACGACATGCTGGAAGTGATCGTAGTCGACTCCTATAACCAACGCCCGAAAGGAGATTGAGTCTTGGCCACAATTATTGATGAGCTAATTGTTAAGCTTGGGCTCGACTCCAAGGATGTCGAATCGAAAGCTCCGGCCGCCACGAAGAAACTCAAGGACCTTGACGAAAGCGCGCTGGGGGTCGAGGAGTCGTCAAGACACGCAGCGGCTGGATTATCCGAATTTTCCGTAAAGCTCGGCGCGTTCTTAGCTCTACTCGGCGGCACGGTGGCGCTTAAAGAATTCATTCGCGACACCATCGACACCAATACGCAGATCGCTCTTCTTTCCAGAAACCTGGGCATCAGCGCACAAAGCATTTTCGCGTGGAGCACTGCCTCTGAAGAGTTGGGCGGAACTGCGCAAGGCGTGCAGGGCACGCTCAAGATGCTGTCCCAAGAAAGCTCGAACTTAGCTTTCCTCGGAGAATCCCGGCTCATTCCATTTTTTGCAAAGATGCGCATTGCCTTGGCTGGCCCGAACGGTCCGCGCGATCCTACCGCCATCCTGCGCGACCTGGCGAATTATGCGCAGAACGCTTCGGGTCTCGGCGCGAATCGTGCGTCGATACATAACTGGCTGGCGATGTTTATTCCCGATGAGGGAACCATCAACCTCATCCTGCAAGGAACTGCGGCGATCGATCAGGCGCGGAACCGCGCAACGAAGTGGGCACCGACGAATGCCGAGGTGAATAGCGCTCTGGCCATGAAAGCGGCGCTGACCGATCTTGGAGCGCAATTCACGAAGATCGGATATGACCTGCTCCAAGAAGCAACGCCGTCCCTCGAGACATTTTTTCAGAAGCTTAAAGATATCGGCGCTTGGATTCAGCAGCACGAAGGGCTGGCGAGAATCGTTGGCGAGGCAGTCTTGGCTACGGCGGCGTTCGGCGCAGCGCTAGCCTTACTTACTTCCCCGATAGTTGGAGTCGCGGCAGGGATTACGGCACTCGTCAGCGGACTCCTGTTGCTTATCGACGACTATAAAACGTGGTCCAAGGGAGGAATAAGCGAGTTCGATTGGGGCGGTTTCGCAAAAATGGTTCGTGACGCCGGAGACGCATTTGACTGGCTGGGAGACAAGATCGAGAAGGCGACCGGCAGATTCGGAAAATGGCTTTCGGCCCACGGCATCAGTCCAAAAGATATCGCCAAAGACATCGTGCAGGACGCTGGGCGGGCGTTCAGCGCCATTACCGGAATAAAAATCGTTCCTGGGAACATTCAGAAACTCGCGGGCGGGATTGCATCCGCCGAGGGCTACAAGGGCGCGTCTCCAAACATTCCGCAACGAGCCAACAATCCGGGAGACATCGAAGACGGACCATTTGCACGCGCGCACGGCGCGACGGGATCGATTGTGGCGCAGGGCGGCAAACACATCGCAGTATTCCCCGATATAGGGACAGGGATGAGTGCCCTGTATGCGCTTCTAGAAAAGAGCTATGCCGGGATGGATTTGCAGTCGGCAATGGCTAAATATTCCGGCCTTAAAGGTCCCGCTCTATCTGGATATGCCGCCACGGTAGCGCATGCCGGCGGTCTTTCCGCCGCGCCGGCCGCAGCAAACAACAGCAAGACCATCAACATCGCCAATTTGAACGTCCACACGCAAGCGACCGACGCGAAGGGATTTTTCGAATCGATACAGCGCGGCACTGACTTCTTGTCGTGGGGGACGCCGGCAAACGGCGCGAGCCAATGACGCTCATACCCTATCCCAACGTGCCTAACTATCCGGGCGTGCCGTCGATTCCGCGAACCGCGCCGGGATCGCCGGCCATTTCCGTTTCTCTTGCCAGCCCCACGAATCAAGCGGTACAGACGGTGCCTTACGCGGAGGAGTGGGGAATTTACGATTCATCGTCGGGCGCGGCTCTCTATACTCCCGTCGACGGCGGGACGCTTTCTTTCTTTTCTCTTTACTACGTTCGACAAATGCAGGTCAGCGATTTTCCGATTGAAGCGAATAAGAGCGGAGAGGGCGCGGCCTTCGCGTCGTTCAACAAAGTATGGCAGCCCGCGAATCCGATTGTCACGTTCGCGCTGAGCGGTTCGGAGACGGAGCGGTACGCCTTTCTTTCGGCCTTGGATGCGGCAACCATCTCCACGAATTTATATGACGTGGTGACACCGGATGCGAGCTACCTGAGCCACAGCATCGAGAGTTATTCGTATCAGCGCACGGCGTGGCGAGGAGCGACGATGCTTCTGGTCGAGATATCTCTCAAGCAGATCCTGCAGGTGTCACCGTCGTATGGCCAGATATCCGCGGCATCGCCCATAGATTCTCCGCAATCTCCAAGTGCGGCACCGCCGGTCAACAGCGGTTTGACGCAGCCTTCGGCGCCCCCTCAGTCGGCACTCTCTCAAATCGTGAACCCTCTGGGGGTCAACTGATGCAACAGATCCCCTTGCAGCCGGTTCCTTCTCAGACATCACAGGTCGTGCTGAACGGCCAGCAGTGCGCCATATCCGTCTACGTTAAGTCGCAGTGCATGTTCTTCGATCTGGCGCTGAGCGGTTCGCCGATCGCATACGCCGTCCAAGTGAAGAATCTCGTCAGTCTTGTGCCGACTTCTTATCTTGGTTTTACCGGATGGCTGGTTTTCTTAGACACGCAGGGCACCGAAGATCCTGAATATTCCGGATTGGGAACCAGGTGGCTGCTTTTATATCTGACCGCGGAGGACTTAGCGACTTATGACATCGCCGCTTAGTTCCTTCCAAAACAAAAAGCGGCTGAAGTTCGTATTCACGCTGGCGATTGGGTCATTTTCGTCAGGCGGAAGCGTTCTTACCCTGGAAGGACTCCGCGCGTCAGTGAACATCAACAACGCCGGCGGTGCGGTCCTGAGCACGCTGCGGGCGAACATCTACGGCATGACTGCAAGCGACATGAACTCAGTAACCACGACGAAATGGGACCCGACATTCGCCAAAAACACGGCGGATGTCTATGCCATCGACGGGGCCCAGGAAACGCTCGTGTTTCAAGGGAACATTGTGAACGCCTGGGGCATTTACGCGGGAATGCCAGAAGTCTATTTAACAGTCGAAGCGCAGAACAACTATCTCGGGCAGATAACCTCTCCTAGCCCCACTCGCACGACCCTCACGGCCGCAACAACTATCGCAACCGTGATGCAGCAGCTTGCCGCGAGCTTGGGTGTGAATTTCGAGAACAACGGCGTGACGGGAACCGTAAGGGCCGGCCAAACTATTTCGGGTAGTTACGTAGATCAAGTGCGGACGATGGCGCAGACCTACAATTTCCTCTACTTCTTCGATCCCGCGAGCAACACCCTTGCCATCACTCCACTCAACAACCCTCGCCAAACTCAATCCGTGCCAGTCGTTTCCGCAGAGACGGGCCTAATGGGCTATCCGATCTTCAACGGCTACGGCGTGCAATTCGACGCGCTTTTTAACCCCGCGATTCTGTTTGGAGGCACCGTCGAGGTGCAGTCAGCCATCCCGAAGGCGAATGGGACGTGGATGGTTGTGCAGATGGCGCACCAGCTCGAGAGTCAAACTACCGGTGGACAGTGGAAGTCCACGGTCAACAGTGTCTATACCGCGAGCGCGCTGGGATCGCTTGCAGCAGCAGCAACGGCGGCGGGTCTATGAGTATCCCTGTCGGCATGCTTCAGATCCCGAATCTTTGGGGAGAATTCAACAACGTCAGTTTCGCCATTCGGCAGGCGCTGGCGAAGATGCAGACGGCCACGCTGGTGAAGGTCGTTTCTTGCACGAACGATGGCGGCGTTTCTGCCGTCGGATCCGTAGACGTGCTCATTCTAGTGAATCAGCAAAACTCGGCCGGCATAGGAATCCAGGAAGGCCAGCTCGTCAACTTGCCGTATATGCGAATCCAGGGCGGCGCGAACGCCGTAATTATCGATCCGCAGCCCGGAGACATCGGCATCGCCGTCTTCGCGAGCCGCGATATCAGCGCGGTTATAGCCACGAAAAAGCAGGCTAATCCCGCGACGTTTAGAACCTACGATTTCTCGGATGGTCTCTACTTGGGCGGCCTGTTGAACGGAGTTCCCACCCAGTACGTTCAATTTCTCTCTGACGGCATCAATGTCGTTTCACCCAATCAGATCACGCTCCAGGCGCCGACCGTAGCCATACAAGGAAACTTGACGGTTAGCGGAACAACCGGAGGAACCGGAGACGGAATCTTTGCGGGGATCAGCGTGGAAACGCACATACATCCCGGTGTCACGACAGGCGGAGGCGATACGGGGCCACCGTTATGAGCGCCACGACTCTTTCGACACTGCTCCTCGATACGGAAGCCTGGGATCTGGTTTTGGATTCCAGCGGAAATATCGCGCTCGCGGACCCTCCCTATGCGGTCGCTCAGGATGTGGCGTCGGCCATCAAGTTGTTTCTAGGAGAATTGTGGTTCGATACGACTCAAGGCGTCCCTTACTGGACGGAGATATTGGGGCAGCCTCCCTCGTGGTCGCAGCTTGCGCAATACATGAGTCAGGCAGCGTTGACAGTTCCGGGAGTGGTCGCAGCAAATACGATCATTACTTCATTTGCCGATCGGGAAGTCCACGGACAAGTGCAATTCACGAACGATGAAGGAACGAGCACAACGGTGAACTTTTGAGCAGCATTCCGCCGATCACATGGACAGATGAAGGAGTCATCCTTCCCACGGATGCGGCGATTCTTTCTGGCGCGCAGAGCGACATCGACACCGCTTTCGGCGGCGGCGTAAATCCCGGCCTATCGACTCCGCAAGGGCAGCTCGCCTCGAGCGAGGCGGCGATCGTTGCCGAGAAAAACAGTGAGATAGCCTACATCGCCAATCAGGTCGATCCGCAATACGCGCAGGGGCGCTTCCAGGACGCGATTGGACGCCTGTACTTCATGACGAGGGATCCAGCCGTATCCACGGTTGTGATTTGCACGCTTGGCGGAATTTCTGGAACGGTGATCCCCGCAGGGGCTCTTGCGCTGGACACGTCGGGGAATACATACCAATTGCTCGATGCCGTGACCATTGGTTCCGGCGGAACGGTAACAAGCGAATGGGCAAATCTCGTTACAGGACCGATTCCTTGCGCTACAGGAACGCTCACGCAGATTTATCAGGCCATTTCCGGCTGGGACACGATCACTAATCCAGGCGCGGGAACATTGGGAAACTACGTAGAAAGCTCGCAAGCCTTCGAGTTGCGCCGACAGAACTCGGTGGCCGCGAACAGTCATGGAACCCCGGATGCGATTTTCGCCGCCGTCGCCGCTGTCCCTGGCGTGCTCAATTGTTACGTGATCGACAATCCTTCCGGAAACACGGTGAATTATGGATCGACAAATTATCCGTTGGCCGCGCACTCGATTTATGTCGCGGTCCTTGGCGGCGAAGCGCCAGCCATCGCTCAAGCCATCTGGAAATTCAAAGACTCCGGTTGCTCGTACCAAACGGCCGCCGGCGAAGGCAGCCTTGAAACCGTAACCGTTACCGATACGAATGGATACAGCAGTCCTCCGCCCAGCTATCCGGTGAGCTTCATTGTCCCTGGGACTGCGGCGGTTTATTTTGCCGTCACTCTTACGACGCTCCCGAGCGGACTTGCGGCATTGATCCAGGCTGCAATCATCGCGCAATTCAACGGAGAGAACGACAACAACCCCGCGGGCATCGCTTCGCTGATCACCGCTAGTAGTTATTATGCGGCGGTTCTTAGCGTGCTTATCGGCACGGGTGCGACACTCGTCAGCATTCTCGTAGGGCTCGCACCTTCTCCAAGCGGATTTGATGCGCAGATAGGGATCGATCAGCAGCCTACTTTGAACGCGAGCAATATCACGGTGGCAACGTGAAATGCCGATAATTCTCGAAGATTCGAACGGGGTCCTCTGGACAGTCTGGGTTGATGTCCTTGGAGAACTACGCGCCACACCGGGAGCCAGCGGCACGGTTGTCGGCGTTTATCTGAACGATTCGAGCGGTGCATCGTGGCAACTGACCATCACGACTACTGGAGAGTTTGAAACCGTTCCGTCTGGCACCAGAGACTATCCGACGACTGTTTTAGTCGATCCTTGGTGGTTGCTCACCGTCGTCGAAGAAGAAATCGTAACCTTTCCCTCTGCGAAACTTAGGCTCTGGCAGCAGACCGTCATTTCTCAGTATGCGAACAGCCCAACGCTGCTCGCGCTTATTCGGAATTTCAATTCTGCGATCGATCCCAGTCTGGACATCGATAATTTCTATGCCTGGATTTGGAACGTCGCAACGGCGCAGGGATTCGGTCTGGATATTTGGGGAAGAATCGTCGGAGTGTCGCGCACGATCCCGACCAGTCCGGCGACTATTCTCACCGACACGCAATTTCGGGAATTTATTCTACTAAAGGCGCTCAGTAACATCTCGGTTGCGACTTCTCCGGCAATCAATATTCTCCTGCAAAACTGGATGGCTGGTCGGGGCAGGTGCTACGTAAACGATCTCGGAAACATGGAAATCCGTTACATGTTCGAATTTCCTCTTGAGCCATTCGAGATCGATATCATCACGGAAACCGGTGTTTTTCTCAGGCCCGCAGGTGTTGGGGGATGGGTTGTGACCACGAACATTCCGGTGTTCGGATTCAAGGAAATGGGAGCGACATGGGCTGCACCATTCAATCAGGAGCCATTCTTGCAAGCGGGACAACCTTATGCTGTTAGCTAGCGCACCGACTCAACTTGTCCTCCCCTGGGGCAATGGGGATTCCTTAAAAACGAGTCCTATCCCGGTTCCATCTCAAATCGGGGTGACACCGGGCGCGGCTTCGTGGACGGACGGTTTTCCGCCGCTATGCGCGACACCTGTTACGTCTGGAGGAGTGCCGCCGGCAAAAGCGGACATGAATGGCGGCCTGTACCAAATGTCGGCAATCGACGTTTGGGTTTGCGCCGGAGGGGGATTCCCATATAAATCAGCCTTTTCTACGGCTATAGGCGGGTACCCACAGGGCGCGCGCGTACTGATGGCCGGAGGTCTAGGGTACTGGCGTTCGCTCGTCGATAACAATACGGTCAATCCCAACACAATTCCGTATGGCGCCACCTGGTTGCAAGAACTCGACCCGGTAATCGAGCACGTAAAGCTTTACGGTCAGACCGCAGCGGTTGGCCCCACCGTTCTTTATACCGACCCAATGGTTAACGGACTTTACCGCGTCACGTTTCAAGCGGAAATCGTAGCAGCAGGATGGACTGCCGGGACGCTGCAGGCATATTGCACGGCTACGAGCGGCGGCGGGGTTGGAATAACCATGGCAACTACGACGGTCAACCTGAACACGGTCGGCGGCTACATCCAATATTCCCAAGTCTTCGATTGCGAAGGGGCGCAGGCGATCAGCTTTGGAACTACTTTAGCAGGAGCTTCTGGAGGGCCGGGAGGGTACACCCTCAAGGTCGCTCTGGAGTGCTTGATCAATACAACGACGTAACGACTTATGAAAAATATAACTAAAGTTTTCTTCCCATTACTGGCTCTTCTTCTCATGTCAGGAGCCGTAAAGGCACAAACGACGAACTTCTACTGCGCATCGAATATTCCTTGCAATGGGGGCTATGTAACTCTCCAGGCCGGAACGACGCCTACCGTCGGATCGACGCCAACGAGCGGGCCTCCCGCGAACTACATTACTGCGAATACCACAGCGACGATCATCACCAATTTCTTAAACGGATTTACGGGCCAGACGATTCGAATAATCTGTGCGTCGGGAGATACGTTTACCGCGCTTTCTTCATACTCCGCGAACATCGCACTGGCGTCTCCTTTCACCTGCAATTCAGGGGGTGCCATATCGATCACGCTGACACTGATCGGTTCCGTGTGGACCGAAGCGGGGCGCGCAACGGCGGCGGGCAGCGCAAGCGGAACCGTCACCGATGTCACTGGAGCGAGCTCTCAGATTTGCGTAGCGAGTCCTAGCACGACGCCAGCGCTTTCGATCTGCAGTCCGTTTGTTTTCCCTGGAAAGGCCACGACGGCCGCAAGCACGACGAGTTCCGCCGGATTCAATCTTCCAGCGGGCGCGGCGCCCACGGTGCCGGTTGCCGGAGATATCTCTAATGTTTCAGAAGTTCCGCAGTTCTATAACGGCTCAGCATGGGAATCCTTTCTGCTCGGAGGCGTGTCCAGCACTGAGATTGCCTACGGAGGTTCAGCAGGCATCGCGGGAGACCCGCGCCACACCTACACTGTTGCCACCGGAAACGAAACAATTCCTTCGTTCGAGACGGTACGGCAGGTGGACTGCGCGAACGTAGCGAACTGGGCCGGATCGGACATTGGCGCGTGGCTCAACGCCGCATACGCGAGCCTCCCTACTACTGGAGGCTATGCGAACGGCGTAATCAGCTTCGCGGGATGCGCGGGTTACTCGGTAACGCAGACCACGGAAGTCGTAATCAACAGTCCCTACGTGAGCGTTATCGGTCCTGGAGCTCAGTCCCTGTTCATAAATTGCCAAGTCAACGGTCCCTGCTGGGATACGCGGGTGAACCCATTCGTGATATCCCCCGCAGGAACGATCTCCGGGTTCACTCTCGTGGGCCAGGGAACATCCGCCTCCTATCCCAACCAAGTTGGCATGGAGGGAGGAGACCGCGTCGGAGGAATATTCAGCGATCTAGACTTCGACAACTTCCAAGGGACAGGAGCCAACGGGGGCACGGCGCTCTGGCTGAACAATACGAACGGCTGGTTCGAGCGCAATACCCTTTTCCACCTGGAGTTCGGCATCCACGGAAGCACTGGTGGCCCCGTGCAGGACGGCAACACGAAAGGGATTCGTATGACAGTTGGCGGCGGGAGCAGCTCATACGAATACAATTCCATGTACTCGATCCGAATGACCGTGGGTCCGAGCCAGTACGGATTTGACGCTGAAAACGGTTCAAGCGGATCGCCGTTCATCAGCGGCAACGATTGGGAAGGTTCCTCCAATATGACCGCCGGCTCCACGCTATTTAATTTTGCGGACGTGTCCTTCTATGCTAATTCCAACCTACTATGGTCGAATGAATGCACGGGATGCTCCGCCAATTTTACGCGCTTCGCCGTGGCAAGCGGAGCTTCCGTCTACTATTCGGGACAAGTTTCGGTTAACGGCGCTTATTCTACCGACTCCATTGCGGGAGCATTCGTAAACACGCTGACGCAGGACGCAACCTCGGTGGAGAACACCACTCCTCCCGTCATAAAATGGACCTTCGACGACCCGCGAGCTTACAACCCGGCCGCTGTTCTACCCAGCGGACTATTTCTATATCAGCAGAACAACAACGTGAATGGTCTAGGTCCTAACATTTTCTTTCAGTCGTTCAATGCTACTGCCGCCTGGGGCGTTGAATATGTCGGCTCTTCCGATGCCGAGCAATACTGGTGCATCTCGGCTACCACCGCTCCCTGCGTTGAGCAGATGCGTCTCAAGCCTGCCGGTCTCCAACTGCCAACTCTTGGGAGTACTGTAGCAGCTCCGGTTTGCGCTACGAGTGCCGGAACATTGACGATCACCGGCTGTCCGGAGAGCTTTTTTGCGATAGCAAATGCGGCTACAACCGGGACGGCGATATACAAGCTCGCATCTCTGACCGGTGCTCCTTCGACTGCCGTAATAACGCCAGCAGGTGCCCTAGGAGGAGCTGTCGGTATTGTTGTGGCGGGTGCTGGCATCACCGGAAACGCTACGATTCAGTCGGCATTTAAGGGTTCATTGGGCATAGATGGGCCAACGACGGCCGGTGATTATATTCAAATCAGCATCATAGCGGACGGTGAAGGACGCGATTCTGGTTCTGCTACATGTCCAACCTCTGGGGGGCAGGTTGTGGGGCGCGTACTAGAAACAAATGTCGCGGCCGGAATCTATCCAGTAGACATATTTCCTCCAGAGATAACCTGCGGAACGTCCACTGGAACCGTGACGCATACAGCCGGGGCACTCACGGCAGGGATTCCCGTTCTGGGGAACGGTGGCGCAGACATCACGGTAGGCGCGATCAACTTGGCTGGCGGATCAACGATTGTGACCGGCCTGCTGCCCCACGCAAACATCGCTTCGACCGCAGTCACACCCGGAAGCTACACGAACACGAACCTAACGGTCGCTGCAGACGGTTCGATTACGGCGGCCTCAAATGGGTCCGGCGGGTCTAGCGGCATATCGGGCCTGACCACCGGGCAAATACCCATCGCGGGAAGCTCTACCACTCTCACATCCTCGGTCGCGGCGCCCGTGGGAACGATTGTTGGCACCACCGACACGCAGACGCTCACGAACAAGAGCATTGCGGGGTCTGAGATAAACTCGGGGACTGTCCCGGTTGCCCAGATACCGGCCGCGATCCCCATCGCTTCAGTAGGCACCGCAGGGCTTAGCGGGACCTCGCCAGTAACCATCAGCGCGGCAGGAGCAATCGGATGCTCCACTTGCTTAACTTCTCAGGTCTATCCCGGCTCGGGAATCGCCGTATCGAACGGATCGGCATGGACGACCTCTCTTGCAACGGGAACGGCATCCGGCGATGTGGTGCTAGGCGGCACCATCACCGCAGCAGGTCCAACGGGCAGTGCTACTGCTATCCCGGTCATTACATACAATGCCGCAGGTCAGCTTACAACCGTAACGACCGCGACACCGACCGTTGCAGCGGTGAATGGAGTCAGCTTTCCTTCGGGACCATCGACCAACACGGTTCCAGTCGTTACCGGCACCAATACAATCACCTATGAGGCTGTTCCAAATTCTGCGCTTGCGAATGCGGCCACGACGGTCAACGGGCAGACTTGCACGCTAGGTTCTACTTGCACGATCAGCGCATCGGCAGGGACGATCACCGTAGGAACGACAACCGTAGCTTCCGGCACGACAGCCTATGTGCTCTACAACAATGGCGGGACTCTCGGAAATGAAGCAGTCAGCAGTCTAGCATTTGCCGGTTCTCAGATAACCAGCGGCACCGTAGCGGCCACTTATCTCCCAACAGCCACAACGGGGGCGCTAGGAGTTATGGAAGTAGGGACAGGATTAAGCGTGACGGCCGGGACTGTAACTCCTACGTTCGGAACCGCTACGAACCAAGTAGCGGAAGGCGGAGTAATCACCGCCGCTGGTCCGACTGGCAGCGCGACCTCGGTGCCCGTGATTACCTACAACGCGGCGGGACAGCTTACCGCGGTCACGACAGCTTCGATCACTTCATCTACAATTTACGGTCTCTGGACTGGCACGTGCAATTCATCGAGCTATCTCAATGGCGCTGGAGCGTGCGCGATCCCTACGGGAACTGGCTCAGTTACAAATTTCAGCGCCGGCACTCTCTCGCCACTCTTTACGACAAGCGTAGCCACGGCAACCAGCACTCCGGCACTTTCCTTTTCGCTGACAAATGCCGCTCAGAATTCCGTGTTCGCTGGACCTGCTGCGGGAGGGGCCGGCGCGCCAAGCTACCAGACGGCGCCGACGATTAGCGCGGCGAACATGACGAGCTTCCCGACGTTCAATCAGAACACGACGGGGACAGCGGCGAACCTTTCGGGCACTCCTGCATTGCCAAACGGAACCACGGCGACCACGCAGACAACTGGCGATAGCACCACAAAACTGGCAACCGATGCGTTCGTGCTTGCAAACGCAGGCAGCGGGCCGGGAACGGGCACGCAATATTGTCTTCCGGATTGGGCCACAACATCCACACTCGGAAGTATCTGCCCCGCAGTAGCGAACGGGATTTACCAATATACGATGAACATCACCGGGGGTGCCCTTGTCGCGCCGACCGCATCTCTTCCGGGTGTCCCCCCGAATTCGCAGACTGGCACGAGCTATACCTACGGAGCCGCTAATACCTGGGCCGACCGTGCTACCTATGTGACTTTCAGTAATGCCTCTTCCATCGCGGTGACGCTGCCGCAGGCTGGCTCAACGGGCTTCGCTTCGAATTGGGTGAACGCGTCCTGCAACATCGGCGCGGGCACGGCGACGATCACGCCTGCTACTTCGACGATCAGCTATTCCACGGGCACCGGATACACGGGCGGAGCATCATCGCTTGCGCTCACGACGGGCCAATGCGTATCGCTTTATTCGGATAACACGAACTACTTTGGAATCGTCAGAAGCGGCGGCGGCGGCAGCGGTACGATCACAGCCGAGCCTCAGTACACGCTCGCGGGATACACCGCATCCGGAACAGCCACGACGCTCGGTACTCTGGGACCGAAGTCCGACTCTTCGGGAGATTTAATCGTAGGCTCCGGTGGGCCGCCATGCGCGAGTGGCGGGTATATGTGCGCAGGGGGCTCGACAAGCGGAACGCTTACTTTTTCCGTCCCCGCTGTGGCCGGGACGAACACGGCCACGTTCCCGGCTAATACCGGAACTATTGCCGAGCTGAACTTGGCCCAGACATTCAGCGCAGCCCAGACTTTCAGTGCCCATGTGATCGCTACCGGACTACAGACGACCGGGACCATCACCGGTGCGCTCTGCCAGGATTCCGGTGGCGACGTGATCTTCAATTCAGCGGTGAACTGTTTTGCAGGAGGCGGGGGTATCAGTTTCCCGCAGGCTGTAGCGGGAACCACCATATCCGGTGGTGTCCCCTACTTCAGCAGTATCACGGTACTGACAAGCTCCGGAATCCTGAATACGAATATCTTGGTTAAGGGCGGTGGAGCAGGGGGAGCGCCGACTAATTCAAGCATTACGGATAATGGAACCACGGTAAGTACTTCCGAAACACTTTCCATTGGTGCTGGATGTACGGTTGCGAGTGGCGGATATCAATGTGCTGGAGGCTCATCCTCTGGAGCTATCACATTCCTGACTCAAGCGGCGGCAGGAACTTATAATTTCAACTTTCCGACCACGGCAGGAACCGCTGGACAAGCTCTTTTATCTGGCGGCGGCGGATCATCGCCCATGACGTGGGGTAGTGTTACCGGCTTCTCGGGGAATTGCACCAGCAGCGCGTCTCCCGCGGTCTGCGGTTCCGCAACGGCGGGGTCCGTCGTCGTGGCGGCAGCAGCTACTTCAGTTGTCGTGGATACTACCGGAGTGTCCGCGAATTCGCAACTTGCGATCCAGTACGATTCTTCGTTGGGAACTAAGTTGGGAGTCACCTGCAACACGACCGCAGCGCTTCCGTCCGTCACCGCGCGTACGGGAGGCACAAGTTTCACGATCACGGTGCCCGCGGCACCGATAACAAATCCAGCGTGTTACAGCTATCTGGTGGTGAACTAAGATGCGAAGAGAACTTGCTCTTATCTATATCGCTGTACTTATATTTGTAGGGATAGAGGTCGCACGCGTTCAAACGGTTCACGCGCAGAACTACCAGTTCGGAAAAGTCACCACCACAAATATCAACAACATCGTCCTGGTTGACGGTAATACGTATCCCCTAACGAGTGCCGGGATAAATGCGGCCATCACGGCAGCAGGGCCGAACGGAAAAGTTATAGTGCCTCCCGGTGCGTATACGATCTCATCCGAAATTCTAGTTAACGAAAGCAACATCGAAGTGACCGGTTATGGAGCCGTTTTTACATGCACGGTTACAGGCAGTGCTTGTGTGTTTCTGAACAATTCAGGCACGGCGAGCATGTACACCGATATTTCTTTTAAGGGATTCGCCTTTTCTCCTTCTAGTGGAACGGCAGGCACACGCTTTGCTGCCATCGAGGACAACGGGCAGGTTTCTAAAATTGAGGACATTTCATTCGTCGCAAGTAGTACCTATACATTCGACTATGGCATTCAGATCGACAATGACCAAGCCGCACAGATGAAAGGGATCGACACGAACGGCGGGAACAACGCTGTTATCACCAAGACATCGACGTTCGTAGGAGCTGCTATTCGTGGATTGGGAGGAAGCAACGCTCCAGTGGGCTACGTGTCAAAATCGAATCTGTCTATGCAGTGCAGTGGGAATGGGATCTTGTGGGCCGGTGGAAACTCACTCAGCGTCGAAGACACGGTTATTCAATCCTATTCTCAATATGCCATCCTAGCGAACGCTGTTGGTGGGCAGGGGGCAGTAACGCTGACGAATGTATACCGAGAAGGCGGATGCACGAATCCTTTCGGGAATATATCCCAAGCGGACATACTTATGCAGGGTGGACGGCTCGTCGATACCAATCCAGAGACCGGCGGAGGCTATCCGAATTTCACGACAAACGGAACTGCCGGCACGACTCTATATCAATACTGGGTTGTGGCTACCCTGAGCGGAAACAGCAGCGTTCCTTTGGGTGCAGGATATGCAAGCGCAGGTAATGCCACACTGAGCGGAACAAACTCTATAAATGTCGTGTGGCCAAAGATCGGTACTGCCACCACCTATGCTCTTATACGCCTGACAGCCACTGCGGGAGGCGATTATGTGTCTCCCAGCGGCACGGCCAACATTGCGGTAACCACCGGATATACTCAGGCGACCTGCGGAACCAATGTCTGCACGTTCATAGATACGGTCCCGACTGGCTCCTTGACGTCCTACACCGTTCCTGCAAACACGAATTATTATCCGTTTCTTGCATTGTGGCCAGGAGCGAGAGTCCTATCCGTACCCGCTACAGGAAACGAGGGCTCGGCCACGTCCCCAGCAACTCTCATAACCGATACGATAGGAATGGATGTCAGCGTAAATTCTTTCAATCAGGCTATCAAGAACGTGACCTATTTCGGAGGGTACAAGAGCACTACTGCCAACATTTTTCCTTATTCCCCAATCGCGGACAATTCAATAGGATTGAACGGGACTGCGAACTACTGGCCTGCATTGCTGATGCCTTCACAGGTGGATTTTGGAACTCTGGTGAGCAACATCAAGGGCGTACTTAACCTTGGGGACAAGAACCCCGCATCTACTAATCTCGACATCATCACGATGATTGACGGAAGCTATCAGGCTACGGTTGCAACAGCTAGCCATCGCCCAGCATCGAACCTTGGCGATGGTGCGATCTGCGAAGATGGGGCAAATGGTCTTTGTACAAGAGCGGCTACATCCATATCGGAATATATAAACACTCAACCGGATGGTTCCTCATATAAGCGTAGATTAACTTCCAGCGCTGAAACACTGGCCGTGCCAGTTACTGCTGCGGGTGTCTATACAGATTCGTCCTCGGGTTTTGTAGCCGGAGAGACGGTCTGTAAAGTTTCGATAGCCTTGGGGACGAGCGCAATTTCTTCGGGAGCGAAAGGGACGGCAGCGACAGGAACCTGCACGGGGGTAGCAACTTCTTCTCCATTCGACGTTATTAGCTGTGGATTTGAGGGCGATCCTACGAGTACAACAGGTTATGCAGCAGGCGCGATGCTGACTATCATTCCGTATCCATCATCCAACACGATCAACGTCTATCAAATAAACAACACAGGCTCCAGCATCACGCCAAGCGCTCTTTCCGTTGAGTGTAGAGTCACGCGATGAGACACCTAAAAAGAACGCTCCTGTTGTTTTTCATGTTCTGCATTCCAGTTATCGCTCAATGCAGCAATACAGCATACGGAGCTTTTACCTGCGTGCAGAGTTGCCACGGGTCAAATTCGTTCGGTGCCTCAGCCACCTGTACCTTTGGTTCAAACGTCACCGCCGGCCATTTCGTTTTCGTAAGTGCTTCTGTGTATGGAACAAGTACCACCATTACTTTCACGAACTGCGCTGACGTGACGTTCACCACAGATACGCAAGTCGTCGTAACGAGCAAGGGCACCATGCTTCACGGATGGGGATCTGCATCGGCCACGGCAGCGTGCGTTCCTACGATCAACACGACTACCAACAATTCAATAACAATCCTAGCAGTGGAAATATCTGGCTCTCCTAACACGCTTGATGGACACGCAACGGCAAACATTGGTGCGATTACGTCTGGAAGCACGATCAACGCCGCCAATATAACAACCGCAACGAATGGAGATTTTATCCTCTCTGATTTTGAAGACACGGCTCAAGCGGGTGCTACTTACACGGCCGGCACGGGTACCATATTGGTTCAATCGAGCACGTACGGAGCGGCGATCCAGGGACAAGTACAAAGCACTCATGGATCAATTACCCCTACAATAACGAATGGAAGCGTCACGGGATACTTTGCCACGGGGACCGTCGCTATTAAACCGACAGCTTCGGCAGTTTATGGGCAACAAGTAGGAGCCTTCGCTCCAGGACCATGAGGTGGTTAACTAAATGAGAACACTAGTAGCCTTATTACTTCTCGCCGCGCCGCTCTGCTATGGGCAGGTGACTGTCGTAGGACCGGCGACATTAAATGGATCGGTTACGCTTAATCCGGGAAGCGGCAGTGGAGCGGCTATCGTTCAATCGGTTAAATGCGCCGGAAATGGAAACGCGAACTGCGTTATCACCGCAACGCTCGCAGGGGATCTTCTTGTAGTAGATGTCTTCGGGGATACAGGACCAACCAACCAACTCACGCTCACAACAGACAGCGGATCAAATACTTATTCCAACGTTTACAACACAGCCTGCACGAATAGTTCTAACCGTTACTGCCGGATGGATTATTTCGCGAACATCGGGGCCGGAGTCACAAGCGTAACCGGTAACTGCGGAGCATGCGGCAATCCAATGGCTGTCAACGTAATCGAGCTTTCGGGGATGAACACCACTTCTGTACTTGATACCCATGCAGCCCAGACCGGATTCGGTGCGACTACTTCCTGGGTCAGCGGCATGGCGACAACGGCCCATGCTAACGATGTGCTTATTTGTTCGGCCGATGTGGATGGCTCGTCCACCATAACTTTTACAGGAACTTCCGGATGGACAAAACAACTCGACAACGCTAGCTCGGCAAGTACTTCCAGCATTTCGATGATTACTAATATAGTTTCGTCTATAGGAACCTATGACTGTACAGCCACAGCGTCTTCATCCGCAGAAGGTAGCATGGCATTCTCTGCGTTTAAGGTGTCGCCGTGAAGAACGTCCTACTATGTTTGTTCTTCTTGTCGGCAACCCCTCTATGGGCCACGAACTACTATATCGACTACACTAATGGTCTTGATACGAATGCTGGGACTAAACTGTTACCTCTGAAGCATGCCCCCGGCATGGTCGGATGTGCTTCGACCTGTACAACTATCGCAGGAACCACTACCGCAGACCAATGGATTCTTAAAGGGTGCGTAACATGGCCTGCCGCTGCGCTTCCATGGGTGCCTATGTATGTTGCGGAGACTACGGCAATAAATACTGGTGGTCTGGATCAGACATGGTGGGATAACACGGTAACAGGGTGCTCGACTGCATGGAACCGACCTATCCTGAACGCAGGTGGAGTGTCCGTCAGCGGTGGATATGTCTTCGATGCCCACAACCTGCTATTGAATGTGTCCTATATTGAATTTACTGGTGGTTACTTCGATGCGACGCACGGTCTTGTCTATTTGGACGCGATTAAGACTGGTGGAACTGGCGCAATTTACGACCATCTTTACATGCACGGATTCACCTACACGGGAGCAGATGAAAACTGTGCATTCATAGAGGGCGATTCCCAAGTTCCGAACGGTACGACAGGAACTACTCTGCATGACAGTGTTCTGGATGGAACCGATTCAGTTGTTTCCGGAAAAACAGGTTGCGCCGGAATGACAACCGGACCAAGCATCGTATACAACAATATCATCAAAAATTTGAGCGGCGGCATCGTGCTTGATGGCCCTGTATCCGTCCATGACAACTTGATAACGAATATAGGGCCAGATTTCACAGGGTCCATCCATGCAAACTGTTTTGAGGATAACGTAGACGAGGGACTTAATTTTTACAACAATGTCTGCGCCCATCTCGCTTCGGGCGTCGTTAATTGGTGGATCGCCCCCGTTCAGGGAACTACGGCGAACGTGTGGAACAACGTATCTTACGATACGGATGTCTCTAACGTCATAGACATGGGGGCCGCTCTACCGCCTTCTGCCGGGTGTCCTGGCGGGGTTGGTTCTCAATACTGTCTATACGTAGGAACGTATAATTTTTACAACAATAATCTG